CGCTTTACACCACTGCTAGGTTCTACCCACGCACTACCATTGTAATACTTAGCTGTTGCGTCTGCAAATGCAGTGCCGTTATAAGTTTTTATCGCCATTATGCCGTTGTATCAAACCAAATGTCATCTGTTAATGGGCTTGTAGGCGCTGTATTGCCTACAGTTATTGTTCTGCCATTTCCGCTAGCGTGTGCTACTTTGCTATCTAATGCTGCTTGCAGGCCGCTTGTTTGCGCTATTGTTAGTGTATCATCTGCTATTGTGCCAACGCTTGTAGCTAATGTAAAATCACCAGTGCCGTCAAATGCTACGCTGCCTGTAACAACGCCTGTTAATGTAACAGTTCTTGCAGTAGACCATTTATCTGCTGACGTTGCATTACCTGTTACAGCGCCTGTTACGTTGCCTGTCACGTTACCTGTAACATTGCCTGTAAGATTACCGACAAATGTTGGCCCTGTTACTGTGCCTGTAAATGTAGGGCTTGCAATTGGCGCTTTAGTGTTAGCTAAGTTTTCATTAGACTTTACTTGCGCATCAATCGCTATCTGCGTGTTATTTAAATCACCGCCCCATGTATCCTGTGCAGTATTTGGTAGGTTGTATGTCCAACCATAATTTGTTGTTGTAGGCATATCAATAGTATCCCGCTGTTGCGTTTATCATTTGTGGTTTAGTTCCTGACATTCTGCGCTTGTCCTGATCATTCAATGCCCTAACAGCATCTTCAAACAAACTAGCCCAGACAGGCAATCTGCTGTCATCATTTAAAAATGGTGCAGCGTGTAACAATGTACCATACAAATATATTTGCGGCGATTTACTTAGTAACCAATTTGTATCTACATCATTTACTAATGGTGTTACTTCAGCCAAGTACCTCATAATGCCAATAGTAGCATCCGGGGGAAACGGATAAAATAATAATTTAGTGCCTTGTATGGAGTAAAATCTAGGTATACCAGAGTCAGCACCTATACCATCTAATGAGTTGTGTGGTACATATTGCAATGGATATTCAGAGCTTTTCATCTGTATATTACGCATTTCTAAGAAGTTTGTAGGCAATGTTGTTTGCCCTACGTTTATAGTAAACTCAGTGTATTCTTCCATTTCAGATACATTGACTTTGCGATTAACGCTTTCTTCATTCATCTTAATAAAATTAGGTATTTGTGCAGTCAAATCATCACGATTTAACGTGTCATTTATAACTGTTTTTAATTCGCCTAGATTTGCAAATGCCATAACTACACCTTAAACTGCGCTACTCGCAATGCCTGAAATTCATTACTGTTTAATTTTTCTACAACACGAGGCCAATGGTCTTGATTAAATACATCAATGCCTTCTGTTGCTTTCCAATGCTGTATTAGCCCTAATGGTATTGTGCCAACTTTAACTAAATCAGCTTTGCCTAGTGTGCCTTTAGCATCATACTGCTGTCTTTTATTGTGATCTAATATTTTAGTGACATCTTGTTCTGTTTTTACATACATTTCATCTGTTGCGCTATCAACTGCAAGGCTATGCTTCATGCCTGTTGCTGCATCATATGAAAATGGTTTAAAACTACTCATGTTAATCCCTTGCTACAACTAGGTCGTTATTTTCTAACAGTTTAGCCTGATTTGCGTCTGTTTTAAAGATATCGCCTTTTTTATAGCATAACTCAGTACCATCTGCGCTTAACTTGCCTGTTCTTATTTGTGCTATACCGCCTTTTTTAGTGACTATACACTCAACGCGATCATCTTTTACTTTAGCTTTAATTTTTGGTGCTGCTTTTGCCTTTGGCATATCTTTCTCCTGTATATGTAGGGGCTAGCATATGCCAGCCCCCGGTGTTTACCTAATACTAGGTTAAGTCTGCGGCTACGCCTAGACCTTTTTCGTTCTTCACGATAAGTGTCATATCACCAAGGATTTGACCTTTTTCGTTGTCACCAGTTTTGGATAGTTCTTCATAACGTGGTGAACGTAATGTGCCTAAAGTACACATGGATGGGTCTACAAATAGAGCATCGCGTGTTAGGCCATACTGTACTGGTATTATAGTCATTTTGCCGTGGTTAGACAGATAAACGTCTGCACCACCAACAACTACACCTTCATCTAATCCGTTGATTTCATAACGGTTAGCTGCAAGTCCAGCAAATCCAGCGAATGTAGCTTTATGTGCAGCACTCATGTAGATTTGTGAGAATGTAGCGCCATTGTTAAATCCAGATTGGATTACGGCATCCATGATGTCTTTAGTGAAAGTACGCTGTGTACCATTTGTAGCGGCAGCACAATCTGTTCCGCTATATCCACCATTAGCACCGCCTGAACCACGTGACACGTTTGAAGTTGCCCATGCTAACGCACCAGCAGCTTTACGCCCGGTTGAACCTGATTCTTCAGATGAAGCAAAGTTACCAATGAAACGAGCTTCAAAGTCACGCTTTAGCTCAATACCTTTGATAAGCTTTTGTCTAGCCATTTCTGACGCTACGCCAGCTGAGTCAACAGCTTCTTGTATGCCAGCTACAACTACCGCACGCTTTTTAGTTTGTACGCGGTTAGCAACACGTGTTCTTGTGTTAGCTTCAAATGATGTAGTATCATCACCATCAACTTGTGCTGAAGCAGCATCTGGAGTTGCTAGTGTTTCTGTTTGCCACTCATGACGTGTAGCCGTAACTTTTACGCCGCCGCCTTTGATGTTTGAGCAGAATGGTGTTTTCTCAGGAGCAACGCGCTCGATAAGGTTTGACAGGTCTTCTCTGTTGCCAGCAACACCTGCTGGTACGATTGTGTTTGTTGGTGCAGCCATCTTAAAAATCTCCTATTGATAGCTAGCTCGATAACAATAACGCTACAGCATCATCTAATGAATTAGACTTATTGAAACGTTTTGCAGCACGAGCTTTTCTTAATGAATTTGCATTGCCTGCTGATTTGCCTTTTGACTTGATTGCCTTGGGCACAGGTTTTGCGCTAGTTTTTGAAAGCTTCTTCTGACTATCTCGGTATTTAATACCATCATAGGCCAAAGCTAACATTCCGGGTTTTGCAAATCTGAGTTCTTCAGGTGTCGCGCCAAGTGATAACAACGTCTTAGTCAATGTTTGTTGTATCTCCGGGCCTTTCACAGCATCTAATAAATCTGGGAATAACTTAGGTGCATTTGCAAAGTTTTCTTGCAATATCTGTTGTTCATATTCTTTTTGTGCAGTGACCGCAGATTCTTTATGAACCTCTAGGGCTTGCGACTCAGCTTCAAACAACGCTTTGTTTTGCAAGTATTCAGATGGGTTTCTTTGTGACATCTCTACCCAGTTTACATCTTTCCAGCGCTGATCGAACAATCTATCTAACGTAGCTGTTTCAGTATGAACCGACTCAATCACATTATGTAGTTCTTCCATGCGCTGTACCGATTGCTTGGTAGCTTCAGCCGCAGCTTGTTGCGCTCTAGTTGTTTCAGCTTGTGACCGCTTAACTTCATCTGCAATAACAGACTGTGCTTGAGCGGGCAGTGATGAGAAAACATCTTTTGCGCCATCTGTCCAGAATTGGGGTGCATCGATTGACGGAACATCTTCTTCCGCTTCAACTTCCTCAACTTCTTCATCTTCAAGGTTAACCTCGCTATCGTCAGGCTCCTCGTCGGCATCGATGGTTTCTGGTTCACCATCTAATTCGGTATCTTCTGTTTCTACTTCCTCTACAGCATTTGTAGTTTCTGCTTCTTCAGGCTTTGGCGGTTCTAACTGTGTTAGCTCGCTTACGGCTTGGTCGATACTTAAGGGGGCTTCATTACTCATTTCTTAGACTCCTTCTTGGTTGATCTTATGAGTGTCAATGTAGTTGTTTAGTTTACGTGGAATCTCACGGCACACATTGATAAGCGCTATAAGTTCACGTCTTTTATGTTCTTCCTCTGGTTTAGTTTTTAGCAAGTTTTCTATTGCTGTTTCTTCCATGTTTCTTAGTGCTGTGGTTGTCAGCTTTAATTCACGTTTTGCCTGTGCTGCATCAGCACTTGCTTCTGCTTTGTCCTTTTTGGTCATGTAATTAGGCTACCTCCCGGTCTAAATGATGACATTTTTTCTTTCATTTGTAGTTCATACTTACGCATCTCAATAGCTAGTGCTGTTTCACGCTCCAACTTATCACGCTCAATAGCATCAGCCTGTGCTAACTTTTCACGCTCTAGCTGCATCTTGCTATCTATTTCATACTTCTTGAGTTCCATTTCTTGCTGTTTAGCTTGCGCATCAGCCTGTGCTTTAACTTGTGCATCAGTTGGCGGCGGCGGCCCATCTTCAGGCATTTCCTGTGGTGCAGGGAAGTAAATTTCTGGTGCTTTCATGCCAGCTTTCTCTGCAAACCTAACTAATGCAGCGTGTATGCTTTGCGGTGTTGCTAATGATCCTTCTGGCGCACCGCCTTGTTGCTGTACGATTTGCGCCTGTAAGTTAATAACTTCACGCGCTAACATAGCCTCTTGTCGTTTACCACCAGCACCAACGCCAATCTCGATAGTCATATCGTTACGTCTACCCCACTTTGTAGGGTCTACTTGTGTCCATTTACCTCTAAGCCTTACATAATCAGCTTCTGTTGCATATTCTTTGATTAAGCAATGTATGCCAAGCATCATGTCTTTGATACCGCCTTCAGCAAATATACGTGCCATCAATCTTGTACGCTTCTTGCCCTCAGATAGCATTGTAAGCGCTCCTGATGCAGTATCGTGCAGTGTGTCAGCCTTCATACCTGTTTCACCGCGCATTATACCTGTGCGGCGCTCTGCCATGACATTTGCTGTTTCTAATGCAGACAAATAGTCAAAACCACTGCCAGCCAGTCTGACTGGTCTTACGGCACCGCCATTGCGTGAACGTATCGGCGCACCGGGCGTATTGTTAAGCAAATCAGATATAGTGTTTTCATTTGCACCATCTTCTGACACTTCCATGCGTTGATTGAGGCTAAATGACAGTTCATCTAGCATATGACGTTGTATGCCTGTTTTTACACGTTGTACCTCAATAAGCTTATCAGCCAATGATAAACCATAAAACCTGTGCGGCATTGGATACGGGCAAATGCTTGAGTATTGTATATACTGCGCATCCTCTACGCTTAAAACTGTAGTGCTGTCGTAATCTGTGATTAATCGTTTTATCTGGCCTTCAACACGGATGTAATGCTCAAGTATTGTGACTTGCTGCATTGGCCCAATGCTGTTGCTGTAGTTATCATCAATAGTATCAACATCTCTAGCATCAGATATGGTCTCATTGTCCATAGCGTCTACATTAGTTAGGTTGTTTACCTTCTCCGGGTCATAACCTTTATCTAGCAAATCTTGCTTACGTGTTTCTATTTGCGCAACACAATACGCTGCATCTCTAAGTCTTACTGTATCCCTACCAACAGCAAAACGCTCGCTTGGTATTGTTTCAACTTTAACCTGTCCTTTCGTTATCTCTTTACTAAATACAGCGTTAGTTATGATTATTTCATCTTCACCAATTTCTTCTACAACGCCTTCAGTTAATTGATAGCCTTGATCAAGCAAAGTCATGTAGCCAAGGCCATCTAGCTGATCAAAGTTTTTAGTGTCTAAGTATGTATCTTCTTCCCAGTACCAACGAAAGATACCTGTCTTTAGTAATAGCGCTTCTTTAATGCCATCATACAATATTTGAAAGCCGTTATTTTGCTCAAAGAAAACATGATTAATGTAATCTGTTTCTTGTTGTGCAGCTTCCTCATCTTCAATGCCTACTGGCTGAAATACAGCAACATCTTCCCCAGATAGCACATCAACCAAGTCAGGCAACACTGCCTCAATGTTATCTGCTATGTCTGTGCTAACAGTTTTACTGCGCTGTCCAAATACAGATACATCAAACACATCACCATTGTAATAACGCAGCGCTATTTCTCTTGATGACGTTAAATCGCTATCATGCGACATACCAATGCTTTGTGAAAACTCAGCACGTACCATTGATAGCAAATCATCATTGCCAGCATCATCAACGCCATCAGCAGTGTTGTTTGAATCATCTACGCCTAAATCATTATCATATTTTAGCATATTATATTGCACTTCCATAATTAGGCATTACCAACGGCTTTGCCTTTTTTATTTTAAATTTATCTGACATTAACGCCATTAATCCAAAGCTGTCAGCATCATGTGATGACCAATCGTGGTTTGGGCCAAGCCCTACATCTCTACCGTCTGCTGGTCTTTTTTCGTGATACCAACCTAATGCAGCACGCCCGGCTTCTGTCTTATCTTTTACAAACTTACATTTAGGCAGTATGCGTCTTACAGCTTCAACACGTTGCATTGCTGCGCCTTTGCCTTGGTTTGGTAATGGTTTTAACACCTCAAATCCACCATCTCTCCAGTGATCTTCTACTCTTTTACCTGTCCAACTATTTTCATTAACACCATCATGCGGCAGCTGCATTATAGCGTGTGGCCATCGTCTACGCATCTCATTGATGTGATAACTTAGCACCTGACCTTGTGCTATGTAATGATCCAGTACGTTTATCCAGTCACCTACAAATTGCGCTAACCAAATAGTATAACTATCAGCTTTAGCACCAGAGCCACCAATATCGTGAAATCCATATACAGGCAATGCCGGGTCTATTGGCAACATATCAACTATGCGGCCTTCACGTTTAGCATTAGCTAGTAACTTACTAAAATACGCACCCTCATGCACTGTGGCATAGTCGCCTTCCCATATCCATTCATAGCTGTCTGGTCGTTTTTCTTGATCTTCTAATCTTTGGCTGGCTAATCGGGTTCTATTAAACCAAGGATTATCTTTCCAATTCATTTCAACTATTTTACTGCCAGCTGGCGGTGTTAGTCTAAAACGCCTATCTGTTGCGCTGTTCTTACGTTCTGGGTTCCATGTTACCCAAACCTCCGAATCTACTTCACGTATTGTTGGCAGCAACTTAGCCCATGCTAACTCACTAACAGGTTCAGCCTCATCTACCCAGCATAGCATAATACGCGCTTTTGACTTAATGCTTTCAAGGTTATGCCTTAGTCCAGCAAACGTGTAATCTATTCTACCGGGCAAATGGTCTGCTGTTCTTACATACTTTTCGCCAACATCATAACAGCTAGTTAACCATTCATTACCAAGTATTGCAGCTTTTACTTCTGCTAGTGATGAATCATCAAGTGAGTTTAAATGTTCCCGGCAACACAGTATCTGTCCGCTATTACCTTCACTAGCCCAGATAGCACCTCTAACAGCACTCATCATAGCAAAGCTGCGTGTTTTAGCACTACCTCTGCCGCCATAAGCACCGCGCACTTCTGCGTCACCTTCAAATACAGGTATTAGTTTTGCTGGTAACTCTAAGTTAAGTGTCGTCATTATCTGGCGCTACTAGCTCTATGCGTGTAACAACTTTAAATGGTTCACCGCTATCATCATTAGCTACTTGCATTGGCAGTACCTTGCCTAGCAATCCCATAAATGCAGTTGG